AATGATGACTTCCAGATGGCGATCATCAATTGCGGCAATCTCTTTGCCACCAGCTACTAAACGAAACACACCACCCTTGATGGAGATGCGCTTGACGTTGGATACGCTGCCGCCTGTGAGGGCTTTAGCGGTGTCGGACAACTCGTTGTTACGAGCAAATGCAGGTACGTTTGCAGACGAAAAAAGCGTTATGTTTGTCATATAAAAAGCTCACTTGGTTGGTTTGGTGATACGGATTTCAAACTCAGTAACTGAGTTCAACCCCGGCGGTACAACCCCCGGGTTCTCTTCAAGAAACTGCGCCATGTTGGTCTGAGCAACACGCTTCTCCAGCAAGTCAACTGCGCTGTGCTCAAGGATGAAATCCTTGAACGACGACCAGTCGTTTGTGTTGTAGCGTGTCTTGAGCATCATGGACACAGTCCCAAAGGGACTCTTAATAGATGAGACGCCCAGCGCCTTCATCTGATCTTTAATTTCAAATTTGATTTCGTCTTGTTGACTCTTGAGTACTTCCAGTTTGGTGTCGTACTCTTGGGTCATTGTGTCGATTTCCATTTTTATCTTACGGTAAATCTTCACGAGTTTGTCGAGCGGAATATTGGTGTCTTCCATTACTTCTCCTGTTTTATTGTTTGTCTAAGGTTGGACAGTTTACACGTTTACGTTTGTTTTGCAACTCCTTTCAAGAATTTATTTCAATCTCAAACATTTGAGTTAGGAGTGAGTTCTCACTTACCTTTCCCTCCAATGCTTTGAACATCTTGCGCTCAATGGGTGAGCCTTGGATGTGGATGACAGTCACCTTGTCGGAGTTCTGCCCCTTGCGATCAGCCCGTGCAATGCACTGGATGTACTGCTCTACGCTCATCAGTGGCCCAAAGAAAACTACGGTGTCAGCCGCAGTCAACGTGATACCGTGCGCCGTAGCCTGCGGCTGCATTACCAATACGCGAGGGTCTGGTTCATGCTGGAAGCGGTGGATGATGTCGGCACGTTTACTGGGTGTGATACCGCCGTGGATGCACTCGTTGGCAATGTTCTTCTTGGTCAGGTGTCTCTGTATGGTGTCTATGCTTGACCTGAACAGCGCGAAGATAATTACCTTGCGTGTAGTCTCATCCAAGATTTCTTCCAGCACACCAAGGCGTGGGGCGGCATCGAACTCAACGACTTCCTTCTCGTCGGTATACACAGCACCACAACTAATCTGCAACAGCTTACTCACACCAGCGGCAGCGTTGACTGCGCTGATCGTCTCGCCTGCGGCTTGCACCAGCATACGTTCTTTGAGCATGTTGTAGTACTTGGCTTGCTGTGGTGTGAGAGGAACCTCGCGTGTGGTGGTCAGCACTGGGGGTAAGTCAAGGCACTGCGCCTTGCTGAAGCGTATCGCTGGTTGCAGTGCTTCATGCACAAGATCGGCAGCGTTGTGCTTTGCCGCCCACTTGTACAGGGTGATCTTGTTCATCACCTTATCGCGCCATGATGTAAAGAAGTTGGGTACGCCCTCGGGGTTGACGATCTTGGCCAAGCCGTAGGCATCTGCTGGTGACTGCGATGCAGGTGTACCAGTCATCATCCATACGTGGGTCTTGGGCGTGAGGATTGATTTCAATGACTTCCACCGCTTGGTCGTCACAGTCTTGTATGCGTTAGCCTCATCGACGATCACTAGGTCGAACCTACCATCGTTACGCACCTCATCAGCTATCAGGTTCAAGCCGTCGTAGTTAGCGATGACAAACTCGTAGTCTTGTTGAATCATCTCGATGCGGCGACTAGCCTGCGTATGGTGAGCGACGATGGCAGAGCGATGGATGATGCTGTTGCTCAAGTCTGCCAGCCATGCAGACTGCATGATGGACAGAGGGCAAAGAACCAAACACCTGCGTATCTCTCCGCGTTGCATCAGATAGTCAGCCGCCCATAGCGCCGATAGTGTCTTGCCAGTGCCAGGTTCTGAGAACACAAACGCCTTGCGATGCATAGTTAAGAAGGCAGCAGTCTCGATCTGATGTGCCATAGGTTTGTAACGACCCGGCCACTTGTACTTGCGTGTGATTGGCGAGGGCACATCTTTCACGCCGAGGTTGCGTAGCACCCTACATTCGTCTAGTCCCCAGTAGACAGCAACATCGTACCCACCGTCATCACGTTCAATGACTTTGTGTTTAGGAATGATGCTGTACTTTTCTGGGTTTCTAGTTCTGAATATTAGTGCCTTGTCTTCAAGGATTTCCAAGTTGCTTCTCCATCGGTTTTTATTTGTTGTCGCTTCGGTTTGAACTGCGGCTACGCATACGGAGATTGTTTATAGTAGTTGACCCTCCGTTACGGATGGGCTTAACGTGGTCTACGTCTTTGCCATCCCCCTTCACCGCCTTACCCGCTTTGACCATCATGCGCCGCGCCTTCACGCGTTCACCTGTCTTCTTGATTTGATCGGGCTTACCCTGATAGTTCTCATACTCTTTTGGATAGTTTCTTTTTGTTGCCATCATTTACTCCTTTATGCCGTGAAAATTTTCAATTGCCCTTGTGTAGTTGAAGAGGGGTAACCCTATCGACATTAAATCCGTTCTTGTAAAGCCTGCGTCGTGTGCGAGTTTTGTCATTTCCAATTCGGTTATTACGCCGCTTTCTCGAAGAACTTGTTTTCTTGCTTTGCGATAATGCGTGCGGCAGTCGCCACATAAAATCGTGCAGTTATCGTCTTGTAATGAAAACTCTACCCACTCTTGTTTAAGATCGTAGTCAAGATAGTGTGTCCCGTCTACGTCTTTATCAAGAACAAGGGTATCAACTTTATCCTCAAACGCGTTCAATAAAGTGTCCAGCGCTCTGACTCGATAAAGCCTAATGCTTGTAGCCGCGCACGCTTCGCACTCGCCATCGTCTAAAGGGTGCTCGGCATCATATTCCGCCAGTGCTTTTCGCGCAACGCGGTAAATGATGCTGTCTCGTCTTCCCATACTGCCTCCTAATGTTTTGGATTGAACTCACACGTTTTAACTGGGCACCACGGACACAGCGCAGAGGACTTGGGGTTCCATACGCCGGATGCGGCACAGGACTCAAGCTTGGCCACACGCTCACGGTACTTCCACCACTCAGCATCCGCTTCGTCCACAGTCATGCTGGCTTTGACCATATCATTCTTGACAACGAACAGCAACGCTGAGTTGATCTTTCTGATGTGGGGGAAGTGCTTGAAGACCATCAAAGACATGAGCTTTAACTGGTCACGGTCGGGGTACTTGTTGTTGCCGGTCTTGTAGTCCACCACCCACGCTGTTAGGTTCTCGTCATCAATGATGAGCAAGTCGGCAATACCCCGCGCCCATCTACCCTTGTCGTTGAAGTCACACGGTTCTAAGTTGGGCATGATGCCCATCTCGTACTCGCATAGCTTCCTGCCGGGCTTGGCTATCAACGCATCGAGCACATCCTTGGTGTAGTCAAACTGTGGGGGCAGGGGTGTGCTGTCTCGGATATACAGTTCAGCAGCAGTGTGAAACCCCTTGCCGTAATATGTAGCCTCAGTTTCCTGAAACGGAAAGTTGTTGAGAACCTTGACCTCGTGATACCTGCGTGGGCATCCTTCAAAGTCTTTCAGTGCACTGTGACTCCACGTTACAGCTTTCATTAGAACCTCGCTGAGTTGATTGCAATGCTCAAGCGTTTGGCAAATCCTTCTACGAAGTCTTCACGCTTGTTGAGCTTGTGTTCTTCCATGTCACGCAAAATAGCGTGGACTAGCTCGTGCCAGAATGTTTCTCTGACATCATCGAGACTGAACTTACGCCCAGTCATACCATTGCGTAGTCCCAACTTGATCTTCTTCTCAAGGTACATGACGCGCCCCATGTCGAGCTTGTCCTGCATAGCCTCGACAACCTCGACTGAGTACCACTTCTCCCCTATCCTTACTTTCTTTGGCAGTGTTAGTGCTGTCATTGTTTTGCTTCTCCATATCTACGGTGCGCACCACCGTCAGCGGCAAGGGGTATCCCCTGCATGTACTTCGGCTCCATAGTCATCTGCGCCAAGACCCAAGTCTTAGCTTCAGCGACCTCATCATCAGGCACTAGAACAATCTGTTCATCATGCACTGTGCCAACCACGGGGTACTTCTTGGTTACCCTCAACATTCCATCAGTCATGACAATACGCGCAACAGCCTGTGTTACGTTATTGGTCACCTTCCCTGCATACAGCTTGGTAGCGTTTGGCCCGTATACCCACTGGCTCCTACCTTTGTCATCTTTCTCGCGTCGCAACTGTGGGTAGAGCAAGCTCATCCCATTGGGTAATTCTATACGTTCCTTGCTGAATGTCAAACACTTGTACTGGTACACCTTACCCCCATACAGGCTGGACTCAATCAGGCCAGTACACATATCCCAGAAGGTAGCTACGGGGTGGGCAGTGGCGCGGTAGATGTCAATGATCTTCTTAGCAGCAAGGCAGTGGGTCAGTAGCTCTTGGTCAGTGCAGGTGTGGGGAATCTCCAGCATATTGGTCACGTTGTCTTCCCAGTCAATGAACCGCTGGGCATACTCCTGATCTACACCGAGTGTCTTGGCAAAGGCTTTGTTGTACCTCTGTGGCGGAGCGCCAAGGAAGCCGGTGAGGAGCTGCGAAGCGAACGATGCCCATCCCAACCCGTAGCCGCACCCCAACAAAGCGCTCTTCGCAGATTGGCGAAGGTCTGGATGAGATTCTTTGGTGAGGTTTGGTATGTTGAACATCTGCGCCCCGAACGCCGCGTAAGGGTCACCACCAGCGCGGAAGATGTCAAGCATGTCTTGGTAATCCGAAAGCCAAGCAAGAACTCGCGGTTCAATCTGAGATAAGTCCCCCACGACCAGTTGGTAACCTTCGGGAGCCATAATTGCTTTGCGTAGGAAACTACCTCGCTTGAGGTTTTGCATGTTGATTGCACTGCCCTTTGCTGCCGTCCACCTGCCCGAAAGAGCACCGTAATACGATAGCGGAACCGGTAGCTTGCCGCGCTGACTGATGTCCAAGAATCGCTGTGCCCTTGTGCGCTCGGTCGTGGATTTAACTTTAAGGCGTGCTTCACAAAGGAGGGCAACATCTTCACGTTCACTGTTGAGCAACGCTTGGAACAAGGCATCATTCTTGGCAAGAGCGAGCGTTTCTTTGCCGGTAGTTTTACTGACTTTAGTCGGGGCAACAACCCCGAGGCTTTGAAGTACGTTTGCAAACTTCGGGTTCGACGCAAGCTCAACCTCTTGTATGCCGAGTCTCTGTAATAGTTCTTCACGGGCTTCTCCTTCTTCTGTTAGTGCCTTGATAAGCATCTTGTGGTCAAGCTCAAGCATGGGTCGTGTGTACATCTTGAGCGTCATGTCGATCAGACGCAGTTCGGATTTTGGATAACCCTCTCCCAATCGCTTGAATATCTCCTCACACAAAAACACATCATGCGCACAGTATGCAGCGAGTGCCCGCTCAATGTCTTCGGGAAGTTCAATGAGTCCATCAGTCGAGTGAACGGCCTGACCCTTCTCCTGCAAAGAGAAGTCGCTGGCGAGTTTAGCCAAGGAGTTTCCAACTTCCACACCGCGCAAAGCTCTCGCCATTGATAGTGTGTCAAAGATGAAGGCTGGTCGTGCTCCGTAGACCCACTCCATAATGGATACATCGAACTGTGCGTTGTGCGCAAGCACTGCGGTTCGTCCCCAGTCGATTCCAGAAAAGAACTCAGGTAGGTCTGATCCTCTAACCCATTTAGTGTCGTCTGTGCTTCCGTACTCATGGACACAAGCGCCGAAAGATATGAACCTTTTATCACGTATGTACTCCTCTGTTGTCATCTTGGATAGCGTGTAGTCACGCTTGTCCCATCGAGTTTCAAAATCGATGGTCAATATCCTGTCAAATGGTTTAGTCAATTAAATGCCTCCTTTGGTGGTGCGCCAGCCATATTTAGATAGCCGAAAAAATCATTTGCCTCGATCAAAAGCTCCATAGCTTCCATGTCATCTGCGTTCATGGTGATGAGTCCTGCCATCTCCCCCTTCGACTTGATGAGCAGCACCGCTTGGTCTGGGTCAGGGCCGTAGCAATGCACCAGTTGCAGTATCACCATCTTGAAGTGCTCACGCTCTTCCTCGCTCATCAAAGCAAGTCGTCTCTCGAGTGCTTGTTCATCCATATCAATTCCTCCCGTAGTTGTTCAATGTTCTCTTCGTTGATTACATACGCCTCACCGCCTGCGTTTAGTATGCGGTTAAGCTCGCGCTCTTGCAAGGCTGTTGGTTTGTTGTCCCCTGCTTTGCACTCTATCCCAATAAACTTGCCGCCATGACAAGCAATGATGTCAGGTATACCAGCCCGTCCCATACCATTTTGCATGGGTGAGAAGTGGTACACCTGTAGCTCATCAAGGATTGCCTTGACTTTCTTTTTAACTCGACCCTCTGGTGTCATTGTCATTTGGTTTTCCTTTATCTCTGCTGTCTTGTAAAAGTTTTCTCAACCATACTCCTCCGCCAAGTTTTTTCCACTCTTCGTGTTCGCTTTGGGTTACGCGGATACCAATGGTCTTGCCGCTTTTGGTTAACTCACTCTTTGGTCTCGGCATCTTTTCTCATTCCTACTATGGTGTCTTGAAAACGATACTCACAACTATGGTTTTTACCCGCCGCCCTAGTGATGAATACCAACCTGCATTCTGTGCAATACCAAGCCGCACCAACTTCAACGATAGTGGTCTTGTCTGCGTGCCTTACGCGCACCTTGCCAAAGAAAGTTTTGATCTTCTCAAGCATCATGTGTTCTTCTCCTTGAGTTTGGCTTGCAACTCATCCATCTTTGCTTTCAGCTTGGGTGCGTATTGACCTACGCTAATAAGCGTTGACTTGATTGTGTTGCGGTTGTATCCGTACTCAAGGTTCTGCCGTAGTTCAAGATGTGCCGACCCAAGTAGTGCGTAGATTTTGTCTCGTTCTGATTTAAGTTTTACAACATCATGCTCTAAATCACTTATCACAATTTTGAACGCCTTGGCTTCGCAATGTCTCTCACAGGTGTCAGTCATGTGTTCTCCTTTACTTCTTTGTATGTGTTGGCGTAACGCATTGACCAACATGGCTGTGGTCTCCATATCAATAGGAACGGCTGCGTTGGGTTGAAGATATTTCAATACATCAATCATGCTTGTCCCCTTGCTCTGATTGCGGCGGCTACCATGTGGCAGTTTTGTGCTTCGGCTTTTTTTGCACAGGCTTCGCGTTCTTTGGCGGCTACCAGTTTGGCAAAGGCTTCAAAAGCATCGGTGTAATTCCAAAGGTCTGGGTCAAGTCCAGCCTTTCTAGCCATCTCAATAATTTCATCTTGTGTCATATGTCCTCCTTGTGTTGCGACAGTCGCTTCTCTAGCCTTTGAATTCTTTCTTCGTTGTAGTGCATGGCGGCATTGGCATACTCAGCCGCCGTTTCTGCTTCAAGCTTTCTGAGGTGTGCCTCTTGCAACTCGGCATAAATCACCTCGGAAATAGTCTTGGCTCGCAGTATGTCTTTGATGTACTTGATTGTTGTTTCTCTAAATGTCATGTGTTCTTCTCCTTGAGCTTGGCTTCAACTGCTCTAGCAAATTCCAACCACTTACTGCCATAGACGTTTGTGTCATCAAACATATCTAAAATTTCTTCAGGGGTCAGCCCAACCCACGGCTTTCTGTAATCCTGAACATCATCGTCTTCTTCAGTCATCGCAATCTCCTGTGTTAAATCTTTTGACCACCGTGTTGATGCAACATATCTGCAAACGTTGAAGTGTCAACGTATCTCTTACCTATGCCAACATCTTCTTCAGCAACATCTTCTGATGGCGCTGTAAAGGTCTGAACATCAAAGTGAAATTTTGGTGCGGCCACGTAGCAATTAAAGCCTTTCCACGAGAACTTGTTCAGCCCCCTGATGTGCTCACGCACAACAGCTACACGCCCATTTAAATACTTACGCTCGTGTTCTTCAACCAAGTGAATAATGCGTTTGGTAGAGCCATTTTCAGTAACAGATTTGTCTCGCCCTTTGAAGTACGCTTTTGTTTCTTTAGGGTCTACATAAAAAACTGCGCGGTGTTCATTACGTTCCACTGTGGTTGACCACATTGTGCGCTTGCTTAGCCACGTGTTGAAATAGTGCGCCACTATTTTTGAAACGTAATCTTTTTCTAAATCATTTCTACCCCAGTTGTAGACCACCCAAGACTTTTTGTTGTACATACCTGTAGGCGTTTGCACTGTATTGTTTGCAAGATAGTGCGTACACAATACTTCCCCACTTTGATTGACCGTTATGTAGAAGTTAACCCAAAGAATCTTATTGTCGTGCACATCCCGATAACCAAAACCACAGTTATAGATTACGCCAACTTGTTTGGCCACAAACCACGGACATTTCTTCTGCTTAATCGCAAAAAAGAAATCAGGTTGCATAAACTTTTTCTTATCTTTTACCGACTCCCCGTCATTTAAAGCCATAAACAAAATGGATGGTAGTTCTGCGTCACCATCAATAAAAGTTTTTTCTACGTCCTTATAAAAAAGTTCGGGTATTACTGACACGCCGTACTTCTTGAGTCCTTTGACATCGGACTTTGATAGATAAGACAACCTATCGTAATCAATCTCCATCGCATCAAACGTGTACTCTAACTCATCGAGTAGGTCTGAAAGCGTTTTGGATTTGGTTTTGTCGTACTTGCGCTTGGGTATTTCCCCTTTGGGTGTGATGTCTTGAATAGGTTGAACAGCAAAAGGTCTGAACAAAATATTTTTAACCCACGTAAATAATATTTTTATCTTCTCAATCATCTCGATCTCCATTCTGTAATACGTACAACACCCAAACTAGCATAGCGCACATGAATACAAAAACAAAAGCGCCAAACATCATGAACATAAAAGTTACAGCTACGTCCCACATATCAACCTCCGAAGATTTTCTTCAGCGCATCGTACAAAGAGCGTGCTTGCATCACACTCAAACTGTTGATGATGTCTGTTTCTCGCCTCGCCCACGTAGGCTGCGGACTGAGCGCGGCAATGCCCTCGCCTCGCGTAGCTTTGGCTTTCTCTATGACTTGCTTGGCTTTGAGTTTCTTAGTTGGCTTCATAGGTACATACTCAGCTACCGCTACAGAGTATCGGTTCTGTGCGTCTCTCGTACACATCCCCTTCTTAAGAAACTGCGTGAGCAGTGAACCAACAGAGGACGGCTTGTACCCCCGCTGCGCTAATGCCCTGCTCACCTCTCCGAATGATGACGCGGGGTTGTTCTTCACATAATCAAATGTGGCGCGTGTCACGTTGTTGGTGACGCTGAAATATGGTTGTTGTGTTTCCACTTGCTTCTCCTGTTGTTGGTTATCTAATTCCCATTCGCTGAGTATTCCACTCAGTGCAGTTTTGATGTCTGGCATTGCGTTCTCCTTTGTTAAAAAATGTACCTCGCATGAGCGAGGTTGTCAAGTGTTAGACAAGTTAGCGGGTACTATCGGTGTACTCTACTGTCCATCCCAGCGCCTCGAATACAAGCTCGATACTGGCGTCGGGTGAGTCTTGGTGTATGACTGTTGCAAGCTTCTTCGGCTTGTTGATACGCACGACGGTGTTTGAGCGAGGGATGCCCCAAGTGGCGTTGTCTGATAGCGTCGTGAGAACGAGCGACAGCCAGTGCTTTGAGTTCTCCATACCTTCGTGGTTGTTCAGGTCGTAGTTGGTCTGTTTCATTTGTGTCAGGTCTCCATATAAAAAGGTCAAGCGCCAGCACTAGGATGGCGCACAGGTAGGTTAGGTTAGTAGTAGTCATCTCGGGTTAACTCCTTCTCGTTGAGTTCGGTAGCGTACTGATGTGCCTCGCGCTGTGTGTCGAACACGTACCCCATCTTGTCTTCAACACCATCCTCATCGACAACGATGTAGCCACCACCCTCACCATCGTAGTCATCCACCGACCACGGCGGGTCGTAGTCATCTTTAGCCAAGTGCTTGGCCAGCATGTTGTCGTAGAACGCGTCTAGGTTTCTCATCTCATTCATTTACTTCTCCTCTTGGTATTTAACAAACGTAACTACCCCATCGTAGTAGTGGGGCACAAGGAAGTCACAGTTATCAAGTGCTGTTGCTCTTGACTCTATGTCAGCATCGTCTATCAACTCGGCGCTCTTGATGTTGTGCACCAGCGCCTCGTGTGCGTCAAAGAACTCGATGTCTCCAAAGATTACAAAGCGTTTCATGTTGTTTCTCCTTATGAATAAGTGTTTGCTTTGACTTGCTCGTGGTAGAGCTTGGCCAAGCGATCCTGCACCTTGTCCCAACCCTTGTCCCCATACAACTCTTGTAGCGCCATGCCAATAGACCAACGCACATCTTCTTCATCCTCCATGTGGTCGACCGCCTCGGCAATCAATGCATCAATATCAATCTTCATTTCTCTTCTCCTTTAACAAGCGTCTAAAAATGTGCCATCATCATCGAACAGCACGAACCGAAGCTTTCCTTTGCTGCCCAGCATATCGGCGGTTGCAGAGATAGCGTCAAGCGTGTCCGCTAAGTCGCCACCTGCCTCATACAGTGTGCGGTACTCAGTCTGCAACCCTGTTATCTCTCGCATCCCACCCAGCTTGATGGCTTCGCCAAACGATGAGTACATACCTACTGAATAAAAACATAATCTCATTTCAATTCTCCTCAAAATCTAAATCAACACCAACGAAGTACAACAGCCTGTCGTCACTCAACCGCAGTCGTGTGTAGTTGTAGCGTGGGTCATCGCAGTTCTCGGTGTTACCCTCCAACTTAGCACCGACTAGCTCTTCAGCGCCGATGTAATGCTCACCTACATAGTGCTCATGTTCAAGCACATCTTCAAACGCAGGGATGGCTAAGCCATCCTCTGCTAAGTCATCTCTCATTCTTGCTTTCATTTACTTCTCCTTTGGTTTAAAAAGTCGGGAGAGGTTTCTCTCCCGATGGACACCCGTTAGCTCAACAGAGCAGGCAGGATATTTCTCACTGGCACATCTTTACGTTCCCAGTTGAGGTAGTAGCAAATGACCTCAGCCACAGTCGCAGTCTCGTACTTGTAGATGTTCTCCGAGTCCTCGGCAAGCAAGGCGTAGTACACCTGCGCCTCATGTGCTGACAAGTCCTTAGCCTTAGTCCACCTTGTTGGCTCAGCCTTGAAGTGCTTGAACAGCATGTTTATAGTAGTCGCTGGTATGACAGCCAGACACGCCTCAAGCTCATCAACATTGGCATTGAGCAACAACTCCTCTAAGTCATCGACACGCAGGTGCGACCCTTCCTCCTCTGTATCGG